AGTAATATACTAAATCCCCTAATCTCATAATTTATCCTTTATATGTTTTTTTGCGTTTACATAAGTGTTGTATAATGAATAATAGCTTATGCCTGTTTCTCTACTCAATCCTGCTACGCTTTTGCCACTTGCACAAATCTCAAATACTTTCCTATCATACCAATACATATCGTCCATTATATCATCTATTTGTTGTTTACGTTTAGCGTATTCTATCTCATCTATTCCTAAATCCTCTGCTTGTTTTAGTTCGTTTATTTCCTCTATGTATTCCTTTATTTGTCTTGCCTCTTTTTTGTGGGTGTTTAAGTATATACCCCTTAGCACCTTCCAACAGTAATATATATTTACATCTTCATTGTGCCATAGGTCTAATCCCTTATCAACGTCTTGGATAAGCTGTATATACATTTCCTGTACTATATCCTCTGCGGTGCTTTTATTACACCCAAAGGCATAAACAACTCTTAGCCAATCTTTATGGCGTTCATAAGCCACCTCTACAAGACTTTTTTTCATTCTAATAATTTCTTTTTAGGTACTACAAAATATTCTAATGGGTCATATATCTCGCCAACTACAAAAGGCAATCCAAACTCATTTATACTAAAGCTAAACGTTTCAAAGGCATAACCCCTTGAACGCTTACAACTTACTGTAATCCATTCCTTATTAACCGTATTCGCTTCTAATTGTATCTGTGTTTCTGTTTTCTTCTCTAAAAAACTTCCTAAGTGTCCTGTTGGCTTATCGCTTCCGTAATTACTATGTATTACTGTAATGATATGACAATTAAATTTAGCACTCCATTCCATTATTTTCTGAACACATAAATTGCTTTCTTCTAAGTTGTTTACATCACTCACAAGGTCGGCAATACCATCTATTATTACAAGTCCGTTTTTGTCTTTATTTTCTTTTAGAATAAACTCTATAAATTGTAATCGTTGTTTATAGCTTATAGTTCTTAACGCAAATGTTTGATAACAACCTACGTCTTTAACATTAGCCATATCTACAACCCTTTTAAATACTCGTTGAGAGTGCCAATGTCCTTGCTCTGTATCAAAGTGTATTAAGCACTTACCCTCTCGGTGTCCTTTTATCTTACCTCCAAAATTGTTTCCACCACTTAAATAAACCGATGCAAGTAGAGATACAAAAAATGTTTTCTTTGTTTTAGGTGGTGCTTGTACAAAGCTAAAGTTCCCATAAGTTCCTATTGGTATAGGGAACGTTAATTCGCCACCTTTTGTGTCTATTGTTTTTTCCCCTAAACTCAATGCTGTTGGTGGATACTCCATAACTTCAGTAGTGTCTATTGTACACTCCTCTTTTATAAGTTCCATTAGCATATTTTGTGTAGTTTGTTCCTCTGTCATTTCTTTAGTTAGTTATTGTTTTCTGTAAATTTATAAAAAAAGGGGGTAAAAAACCCCCCTTTATTATGAAAAAATTAAAATGGTAAATCTGCTGCTTCTTCTTTTGGGTGTTCCTGTACAGCTTCTTGTACTTCTTTTTCAGCGTTTACAATTTTTTGGTCGTTCCAAACTACCTTGCCATTGCCTACATAAGAACGTTGTTTTTTCGCTTCACGTTCTTCCTGTGTTTGACTAACATAGATACTTGTGTTGTTTCCGTATCTTGTTTCATCATTTACACTCATAGTTAAATTAATGTATACTTTGCCATTAGCTGCTGATACAAACTTTTCTTTTGGCAATGCTGCCACATCTAAACTAAAATTAATTAATGCACTCATATTTATTTATTTAAGGGTTTTATATTCTACTTTGTTTTCTGTTTTAGGTTTTTTAAAACTATCGCTTTCATCTTCGCCAAATACACCAAGTTCGTAAAATCCTGTTAGTTTTAGTACTGCTCGGCTCATTGCACGTTTTTCTGCCATTTCAGCTACATACCAAGTATTACAGTTTCCGTCTTTGTAGCCCTCGCCTTTTAGAGCACTACCAAAGGTTTCTATGCTTTTACCATCTTTTTGTGCAAGTGCTTTAAATACTGCAAAGTTTGGCTCACATTTTATTACCTCATAGTTTACACTCATTTGCTCAAGGGCTTGTATCTTGTCAATACCCTGCCTTGTAATAATGGTGTAGTGTTGATGCTTAAAAAAGTCATCTTTTGTTAGGTTATACTTTTTGTACAACTCTGTTAGTTTTTGTTTATTCATTGTTATTGTTTAAATATTCTACTTCTAAAATTGCTTCTAAATACTGTACTCTACTTTCTAACGCTTCTATCCTTGCGTTTAAGTAGTCAATAGTCGTTGGGGTTGCTGCTCGTTTAACGTCCTCGTAATGTGTCATAATATAAATAGCTATTCAGTAAAGTAATCAAAAGGACTTGAAACATTACCACAAAAGGTATTTAAGTCCATTATAGTTCCGTACTTTAAGTCTGTTACAAATTCAACTTCCTCTAAAGCATCTGTAATACTCGCTACTAAGTTAGGGTACTGTAAATTAGCTGCTGTTAATTTGTCTTGATACACTGGGTGTAATCGTTCTAATAAATTCATTTGTTATATGTTTTAATTAATAATAAGACAAATTTAACAAAAAATAATTTATATAAACAAATTTTAAACAACTTTTTTTTAGAACACAAAAAAACCACCTTTTTATAGGTGGCTTAATTGTCTGTTAAAAACAGCATTAAAGAAAACAATAACAAACAAATTTAGTTGGTCATTCAAATATACTATTTATTAGTGTATTAGATATGTAAAGTTTTTAGGACTTATTAACTAAAAGTTTTGTTTGTCTTTTAGTTCCTGTAGTTTTGTTTTGTATTCCTCAAATATTTCTTGCCATTCTGGGTCTGTTAGTTTTAGTACCCCTCTTGACTTTTGTAATAGTTCCTGTGATAATTCCTGTCCTAAAGATATTGAATATTCATACTGCCTACCATACTCAAATCTATTACACTTCCTACATTGTGCGTGTACGTTCCTTTCATCGTACCTTGTTACTAAGTGTTGTCTACCAATAAAGTGTCCTGCATCTGTTTCTGTGAAGTGTACCTTTTTACCGCACGAAATACAATTACAATATCCTGTATTGTTATCCGCATCTCTACGCCTTATGTATTCGTGGAATGGTTTATCAATCTTATTCTTCCAATATTTTAATGTTTTCTTTTTTGGCATTGTGTTGTATGTTATATTTAGGACTAAACAATTTTATGTAGTATTTTTCGTAGTCTAATAATTCATCAGCAGTAGCACCATAAGGCACTTTTTTTACAACATTCCAACTATCAAACTCTTTTTGGTTTTCTTTTATATGTTGTTTAATTCTACCAACCACATTTGTTGTTTGCCCTATATATACTATTTTGTTTTTATGTATAAGACAATAAACGTAATAATTAAATTTTAATTGATATTTATTTGAAACAAGTTTGTAATGTAGGTTGTCTTTTACTGTTTTCTTTTTAGGTATAATTACCCCTTCATCTAAACTACCTCTATTTAAATATAACCTTACATTAGTAAAACCTTTTTGGTTTTTTATCCATTTTTTATATCTATCTCTTTCTAATTCATTAGAAAAATTTTTATATAAATGTTTTTCTTTACCATAAAATTTATATTTAACTAAATACCTCATATATGTTTTGCTTTTAAGATTGTCCAAATCTCCCAAAATCAAACCACAAAAACAAATTTAATTAAATAAAGTTTTTAACAAGTTATTATTTTTTCCAATTTTTAGTAATCTTTTCAGCACTACGCATACCGAAATACCCACCATAAACCAATAATAACAGTGAAGAAAGTAGGTCTATCCAGTTTGTGTCTATTTTAAAGCCCTCTAAGGAGCTATCTAATATAATGTAAATAAATAGGGTTGCAGTTAAAAAGGCAAGCGTTAAAGGTCTTATATTACGTGTTAAATAACTATCTGTTTGGTTGTCGCTTACCCAACGCTTTGTAGTTTCCTGCATTTCTAACATATCGTATTTAAGTTCTTCTAGTAGAAGTTCCTTATCCGCTTCTGTTAGTTGAGTGCTACCCTCTATTTGTTTGCTTAATTCCTTTAGGCTTTCAATTCCTGTTATGCTACCTGCAGCATCTAATATACTAGGTGCTATGTTTTTACCTTGTTTTACTAACCAACGTAAAGCATCACCAACCCTAGTTGTTCCGTTTCGTTCTTTATAACTTTTTTTAGGCATAATTTATTTATTTGAATAGTCCCACCTAGCACGTGTCTTGCGTATATCGTAATGTACAAACGTATCATAAAGACCTAAACCTCCTTGTAGCATTACACCAAAATCTATTAAATCTTCTATAATAGCAAACACCTCAATAGGTTTTAAACTTTGAATTGTAATATCTGCTGCTTTGCCTAATAAGTGTTGGCTTCGTGAACTTCCGTTACATTTAGCATTGTGTTTAGGACATCTATAAGCACTATTTATTTTTATAGGTCTACCTAAATAATCTCTAAGCGTTTGTAATTGCCCTGTTAATTTTATTACGTTTTCGTAAACCTCTAAAGGCATTTCACACCCACACTTACACTCAAATTCACGTCTTTTAAAGTTCTTTGTCATTTGACTTTTTCTTGTGTGTTTCGTATATCTTCTGAAACGTATATACAATAGAAGCTAATAAAAGTATAATCTTTAGACTATTCTCTACAGCAGTAAAACTTATCCCTAAAGAGATAGCATTAAAAAAAGCTAACCTTAAATCTTGTACACTCATAACATAAGTTTCTTTAAAAAGTTATTCCATTTAGCTACTAACCAAAATGTAAAATGCTCTAACTTATCCGCTATGTATCTAAGTCCTCTAATCATAATTTGAATTTTTGATAGTCTACACCATAAAAACTATGCACTCCGTTACCATCTGCAATAGCAACCGCACTCGACTTCCAACCATAAGGGTGGTCTGCTTTTATTACATTGCCATCTTCGTCAATAGTATCTTGTAACTTCCACGCTACATCAACGTGGTATTTGTCGCTTAATACAGGTGCTTTAATTTCATTACCCTCTTCGTCATATTCTCCTTGCTCTAAAACAATATGTCCGAGCTTTACAATAGCGTGTCCGTGTGTTGGGTACTCGTTTCCCTCTTCGTCTGTTTCTACTCCTAAAGCTTTTATTTTAGCTTCAGAAGTCTTTTGGTCTTTAAATTCGTATTTTCCTATGTACATTTTATATAGTTGTTAATTTTTGTAATTCTGTATCACTCAATGCTTCTTTAAATACTGCAACGCATTTGCATTTGCCCTCAAATTTTTCATTTCCATCACCTCTATCAAAATTTAAAACTGTTAATGTTCCAAATGAAAAAGGAGTAAAAGATGTTACGCTACCTAATTTCACTCCATTATGCCAAAAGGAACAATCATCAAGTTTATATTTAAAAGCAATTTTTGAACTTTCGGTTATATTTGAAACAGTAAAAGGTTGATATATTGGCGTTGTATAACTTGGTGATGTTTTAAATACTATTTGATTTGTGTTTGTAGAATATTGTATAATTATATTATTAGAATAAGCTCCACTTGAAATAGATATTGATTTAGAGCCATCATTATTGTCAATTAAAGAAGATATCTCCGCATATAGCACACCCTCTGTTGAGTTTATTAAGTCGCTACTGCCACTATTGTTACAGACATCTGCTAAACGAGTGGTAGTACTTCCGTTTGTTGGTATGTAGGATGTAGCGTATGATAGTGCCTCTGCTTGTGCGCCCCATATAATAACTTCTGTTAAAGGATTAGCTTCTGCAAACCTAAAATCTACTCCATAAAAATTTGGCTCTCCTGTTGCAGTTGTAGTGCCATTCACTTCAAATCTTTGCCATTGTGGTGTTATAGTAAAATTATTATTTGTGTTTTGACCATAACTACATAAATTTACAGTACCACTACCACTAACTGTTCTTGCATAAATAGTTCTTGTATCTGTTCCTGTTAAACTTAATCCACTTAAAACAAGATAAGATTGAGAGCCTGTGGAAGTTATTTTTATTGCATTATTACTTCCATCGGGTGCTAAAAATCCTGTTTGTGTTGTTACTTCATTAGCATTCCACTGACTAAAATCTTCTGAATACGTTACAAGATTTGTACTCTGTGGCTCAAGCAAAAGACTACCCTCTCCGCTATAAGGTACTACTTCTCCATCCTCATAATCAAAGTTAGTATAATTTATTCTCGGCAAGTCTGTATCGTCTGTTATTTCTACTACTGATATGTTGTCTATTGTTAAATCCGCATCTGTTGTTGGCTTTAAAAATAAATCTGTATTTGTGGCAATAAAATCTTCTGTTTTTGTACCTACTGTGCTATAACTTGTAGGACTACTTTGCGATATGTTTTCAATACTTCCTGATGCTATTGATACAATATCAAATGTTAATCTATATTTACTACTTACAGTTAAAACATTTTCTTGGTATATTGTTCTATATGCACTTACAGTACCGCTATAAACTGCAACACCATCTCCCATATTCCAACCATTCTGAAATAACCAATTCTGCCCTACTTCCTTAACAGATACGTTGTCTATTGAGAAAGCAGAACCACTTGTATTTCTACCATATATTAATAAATCACTACCATTAGCTGATGCAGTTGTGTATAATGAATAACTACCTACGCTATAAGTATTAAGACTAATAAGACTACCACCGTTTGAATTTATGTACATATAGGCAGTTCCTGAAGTTATTTCAAAATTAATTCGATAAGTTTTTCCTGATACAAAACCCCCACTTAATAAAGTTTGTCTTATATATTTAGCATCCGAAGTAAAATCATAATTAGCTACTCCACCACTAATAGACCAACCTGTTTGTTTAGTCCAATCAGTATCACTATCAAACCCACCATTTGTAACAAGTTCACTTCCTATCTGCTCAAAGTCTCCGTTCTGTATTAATTCTCCGCTTAATAACTGTACATCTTGTACTAAACCTAATTCGTTAACTCTTGTCGCACTTGACCCTCTTGTAAAGTCAAAGTCTGCGTCTATTACTTCTTTTACACTTACATTGTCTATTGAAGCGTTTGTTCCACTTAATGGATTTATTCTTAAAAGACCATCAGTGGTTGGTTGCCCATAATAAGTATAAACACCTGTTGAAGTAAAATAATCACTAAAATTTACACCAATGCCAATTCTTAAACTGCCACTTGTTATTTCTGTTATTTCAAATGTAGCTTTATATATTTTTGACGTATCTAAAATATCTTGATATATGCTCCCTGTTGTTGAATTTGTTGCAGTAGCCTTACCATTAGCAATACTCCAAGAACTTCCATAACTCCAACCGCTATCGGTTGAAAAATCACCATTTGTAATTAACTCATTACCTAAAGATTGAACAGGTTTAACACTATTCAATACGCCATCTTCATAAGCAGTAGGGGTTAGAATAATACTCGGCTTTGTGCCTACTCCGTTTAATAGTTGGTCTGTTACCCACGAGTTCTCGTACTCACTTGCTCTTTTATATAACTCATTTGTTAAGTCAGCGTTTAAGTAAACGTTTCCCCATTGTTCGTTAGGGTTTCCCCATTCGCTTCTATGATATATTTCTTGTGCCATATTAAGTTGTTAATTCTATTGCTTCTGCTTCTGTTAATACTCTATCGTAAACTCTTGTATCGTGAATTTTACCCTCCATAAAATTATCTGTTAAATTAGGGTTTGAAAAAGTTAATTTATCCAATCCTGTTGGTACATCGCCAAGTAAGTCAGTATGTACTAAACTACCATTGACATAAAATTTAAACTCATCTTTTTTAAACGTAATAGCTAATTTATTTCTTATATCAAATGTTAAAGGGTTAAAATCACTAAATACAGGTGTACCTCCCCCTGTAACAGTTAAAGCCCTAACACTTGTTCCTGTACCTTGATATTGAATTGTATGTCTATTACTTGCAGTACCATCACTTAATTGTATTTCCATACCACCGCCACTTTTAAATGGTGTTGCATCTACAAACAAAGTACCCTCTGTAATATCAAATAAATTACTATCTTCAGCTAAAATTTCATCTTTTAATCTTGTTACTGTACTTGCTTCTGTTTTTATATAGCTTGAGGCATAATCGCCTTGTTCTACTTGAGCACCCCATAAATAGTATTGGTCGCCATTAAAATCAATTAAACCATAACCAATGTTTTTACTTCCTGTTGCCGATGACAAAGTTAAAGTTCCACTACACCTCAACCAACCATTTCCATAATCTTCTATTTTAGCACTTGTAAAATCGCCTGTTGGTGTATATATAGTTTTATTGATTAAATCAAAATATGCAGTTCCAACACCACCAAAAACGTTAATAGCAAAAGAAGAAATATTTATAATAGGTTTTACGAAAATTGATATTGTATATGTATTGCCATTCGTTAAAGATATGCCGTCATAAACATAAGAAGTTCCTGTTCCATCGCCTGTTATTTTGTCGGCAGTTAATTCCCCATTAGGCGAAATTGTATCATTGGCGGTTATTGTTGTTCTTGATTTTACCCAAACTCCATTATCAAACTCTTCTGAATACACTTGTAGGTTTGTTCGTTGTGGCTCAAGTTTCAAGCTTGGACAGTTGCTATTTAACCAATCTAATCTCGGTACATCATTTGTAACCTCTTCAATTAGTCCATCTTTGCGTACTCGTGTACCCTCACTTGCTCTATCAAAGTCAAAATCTCCTGTAGCATCATTAGGCAAAATAGAATATACTTTACCGCTTTTATATCCGCTTGGTATTAGTGCTAATTTAGGGTTACTCATTATCTTTCCATTTTTGATAGCATATTGCTATGGCTTGGTCTTTTTTATACTCTTTGCTTATTTGTGCTACACACCTCATCATAAAATCGCTTTGCTTCTCGTTCGCTTTTGGTTTTGGTATCGGCATCAATATATTTTTTTAGTTTGTTAAGGTTTGTTTGTTTTACTTTATATCGCATAATATATAATTAAAGCACCCACCCTCGATACGTCGTATCACTATCAGGGCTTATATCCTCGTTTGTATTGCTTAAATACTCTGGGAATAAGTTATTGTTAAAACACAAATAATCTACTAAGCGTGTACTATAATAGTTAGCGTATTCCCTTGCCTTAGATACTAAATAATCTACTTCGTTTTTGTCTACGTTCTGTGCTGTTTCTGAACTGTGTTTAAGAACAGATTTGTTTGTAATCGTATAAGCTGCAAATGGTATGTAGTTCATTTGAGCAAACCAAATTAATGCAGGTTGTACATAAGTGTTTACCAACGTTAAATAATTGCCACTTAAATTATCCGCAATTATATCTGCGCTAATTTTGTTGTATAAATCCGTACCTAACAAATTCTGAATATCTATTTGTTGGGCTACCTTAACAAACTGTATCATTTTATCTATATCAACGTTGCCATCAATAATAGAATTTTTTTTAAGGTCTGTTGTGCTTATAAATAATGCTGTTGCCATTTAGTTTCTAAATTTCATTTTGTTCCAATACTCTGCTGTATAACCCTTATACTTCATATCCTTTGGTGCAACAGGTACTTTTTTTGCGTTTGCCTCTGGCTTAAAACCTCGTTTTCTTGCCTCTGTTGTACTTATTTCACTACCTAAACCTTTTGCACCATCTTTGCGTACATACGTCTTACGAAGCCATTTATGGCTGCATCTCGCACCGCCTTTATAAAGCCAAATGCTATAAGTGTCACTACCACCCTTACCAAATCCTGCATTTACAGCTTTGTTTTCCATAGCTACAATGTCCTCTTTACGGTATACCTTTTTGGCACTTACCATTTTAGAACAGAATTGTCTTGAAGTTGCTTTAGTTCGTGCAGGGCTATACATATATCTTACAAGAAACTCGTTCCCTTCTTCTTTTGTTTGTTTGCTTGTACCATCTTGCTCACTCTCTCTATAAGGTTTTGCACTTCCTGTACTTACAAACTCCCATATTTTAGATAGTAAACTTTTGTCTTTAGGTTGGTTAAGGTCTGTTATTACCTCATCTAAACCCTCTTCTTCGTCATAGTTTACCTCTCTTTCGTCTATTACCTCAAACTCTTTTAGTAGTTCTTCTTCGTCTTGTCCTAAGTCTATTAACGCATCAGCAATATCGCTACCTAATTCGTCTGGTAATTCTTGACTAAGTTTTACGCCTGTTTCTTCCTCTCGTGTTTCTTCGTCTACTACGTTTTCTAAGTCTGTAAACTCTAAAGGTTGTAACGTCTTAAAATATAGTTTTAAGCTAATATTATTATAAGCTAATATACTATCAAAGGCATCTATTAAAAGTGTCTGAAAAGGTCTAATAACGGTGTTATCCATTAGAATACTTGCGGTCTTTAATTCGTCTGCATTATTTCCTAAACCGCTACTGTCTTTAATACCTAATAACATAGGACTTACAACCCTATGTGCTACCATAATTTTTTTACCACTCTCATCACTTAGGAATTGGTATTGGTTATGCGCTTCACTTAATTGTATTGGCTCAATCGTTGCAGCACTCTCTGGGTTATCGTTAAACGCTAAAATAAACTTACCTGCGTTACTACTTCCACTAAACTTTTGATATATTCTATTTTCTAACATTTGGCGTTCCTCTGCATTAGGCGTACCATTGTTGAAGTTGATAAGCATACTCGGTGCAAGTCCGTTAAGTATGTTGTTTAAGTGGTAGTTGGATATTTCTTCTTCTAACTCTGCATATTGTAATCCACCTTGATAGTCTGGACTTGAATAGTATTTATATCCTGCTCTGTATGGCTTTACATACACAATCTCAATAGCTTCTTTTGAGTAACCAAAAGTAGGTATTCTTGTGCAGTCCTTTACGTTCTTAACTTTACTCCAATCATCAGAGTAGTAATACGCTTCTATCTCGCCCTTTTCGTTGCATTTCTCGGCTCTTAAATTCTCAACAGGGATATGTTCTACTTGTGCCACAGTCTTGCGGTCTTTTGAGTATATAACCTGCATCGAGCATTGACCCATAAGTTTAAGGTCATAGCACAATTTACGCACACAATCCTTGTGAAATAAAGTCATCATTTTAGCATACGCTTCAGGTTTTCTGTTGCTGTCTAAAGCACTTAAACCTTTTCCGTATATCATCTCACTAATACCATTTATAATAGCGTTATTTGTAGGGCTACCATTGTAACGGTCTATTAGATAACTAAAATAATTGTTATCAGTACCATACGCCACCCACTCTTTATTTGATTTTTCTACAATCTCTGGGCTTGTATAGGTGCTTAAATTAACTACTCTTAAATCATTCATAATATAATATAATCATTGTCAAAACTATCCTCTTGTACATACTCATCTTTATTGATAGAGTAGTAATCGTTGTTAGTTTGGTTTATTGTTTGGTCTGTGCAAAATACTTTGTCTTTGTATATTACTGCACTTCCGTTTTTAACTTCTAAAATGTAAAAATCGCCCTCTGTTAGTGTTCCAAAAACCGCATCAAAACTCATATAGTTTTTATCAGTAGTTGCAGTTGGTGTTACACTTACATTTGCGCCTG